TCTCGTCGTGAAGCAATGGTTATATAATCCATTGCTTAAAATATTATGCTTTTTTTAATGTTTTTTTTGGATGCAACAAGGCCAACAATCTTGTGTGCCACTTACCGTCACTTAGATTTTTTTTCTCATCTTTTGTCAACACTTTTAAAGTGTATATTAATGTAGCTTAAATGGAAGAAACGCACTGGCATAACATAACTGATAGTGATACTGATAGGTTATTGAGTGCGATTGAACACCAGGATAAAATCACACAAAAACTCTTAGTGTTTCGATCTGGACTGATACCGAAGGAATTACGCTGGCTACAACTCTCAGCACATAATTTTTATGATTTAATGTCAGCGCGTGAACTACAAGTGTTCAAACTACGTGTACGCAGTCACACGTTTCCAGAGATAGCTGAAGTCGTAGGCGTTACCGAATCAAGTTGCAAAACATATTGGCGCAGAACTATAAAAAAGATACACGCTGTCATCGATCCACCTAGTAATGATGGGTAGACCACCAAAAAAGATAGATCCTGAACAAGTAAAGATGCTTGCATCTTTTGGATGTAGCTACGTTGAGATCGGCAAGTATTTCGAGGTAGACGAGTCCACCATACGCAGACGCTTTAAAGCAAAAGTTGAAGCTGGGAAGGAAGAGATGAAGTTCGGACTCAGACGTGCAATGTGGACTAGTGCTATGGAAAACAATTCCATCGCAATGCAAATATTTATGGCCAAGAACTATCTAAATATGAGTGATAAGACTAGTGTAGACATGACTGGCAACTTAGAGACGGTATTAAAAGAATGTGGATTCGAGGACAACCCAGTTGATCACACAAATTCTGAACAAGCAGAAGCTCTGGAAGGCTTTGGGATACCAGCCGACACCACAGCAACTGGCATATCATAACAGTAAAGCAAGATTTAGAGTAGTATTAATGGGCAGACGCTCAGGTAAGTCCTGGAGCGCAGCGCACGAGATATTACCGTGGTTACTCACACCAAACACACGCGGTTGGATTGTCGGACCTAACTACAGTTTAGCTAACAAGATTGCACGCGAAGTCAAACGCGTAGTAATGACTCAACTCAAGTTACCGATTCTATCTAAGAAAGAAATCTCTGGAGATCTTTATTATATGAAACTCGCTGGACTCAACAGCGAACTTAGTGTGAAATCAGCGGAAAACGCAGATTCTCTTATTGGAGATGGCGTAGATTACCTTTGCATTGATGAAGCAGCGCTCATCCCACGTAGTACATTTGAAATGTATTTAAGACCTACACTTGCAGATCGGCAAGGTTGGTGTTTGTTTACAAGTACACCTAGAGGTTTTAATTATTTACACAAGCTCTACGAATACGGCCAAAGTGATGACCATCCAGATTGGGAATCCTGGACGTTTCCATCCACGCTAAGTCCATATTTTAAAGATGACGTAGAAGAATTAAAACGCACACTTACTAAAGAAACTTTTCTCCAGGAAATAATGTGCAGTTTTCAAAGCTACTCAGGTAAGGTGTTTCCTATGGACAGAAACATCCACGTAAGTGACGCTGTACAACACGATCCAAAGCTACCAGTGTATGTTGGTTTAGATTTTGGCTATCGTCACAGCGCAGCAGTGATTGTGCAATTACACAACCGAGCAAACAACTTCGCAGACGTACATCAAATTGATGAAATCTCATTAAAGAATATTAAGACAGACGATTTTGCAAAAGCACTCAAGAAATTACCATACGAATACACTGGTATATGGGGAGATCCAGCTGGATCTGGTACAAATCTTCAGTCAGGAATCAGTGATATAGCGGTGTTCAAAGCCAATTCTCTACGCGTCAATATAAGACGCGATGCTATTACAAGAAACGTAGTATCTGGTGTCTCACACGTCAGACGCTGGTTTGAAGATGCGAATGGAGATCCACATATATTTATTAATCCAAAGTGCAAAGATAGTATCCAAGCGTATGAGAATTATCACTATCCAGAACACAAGGAAAACAGCGCACTGCGTCACGAACCATTGAAAGATGGCAAATTTGACCATCACTGCGACAGTCTAAGATTTTTATTAACCAACCTATTTCCGATGCGCAGTAGAACCGCTGGTGTCATCGATTACTTGTAATTATAGTATGCTTACTATTCCAGATTTAAGTCAGGGCGCAATTCACGAAGCCTTAAAGAGTCAATTGCGTTACATAGAGGATGAGCGTGTTAAAGAACGAGATTATTTAATGGATTGGTACGAAGGTGTCAATATCCATCAATATGTCTCGCAATACTTTGGTGCAGAAACACTTCGTCAGACTGTAACGCCACAAAACAACCTCACTAGGCGTGTGTGTAGTATTCGATCTATGACGTATAAACGTCCACCGCGTATGCGTGTAAATGAGACGTATATGCAGTACATTGATAAGTACAGTCTCAACGCACAACGCAGAATGCTGGAACGTCTTACATTTTTATTAGGCAATATGGCATTTCGTAGTGTCTGG